TCAAGATTTGCTCTATGCGGTCTAAGAAGTTCACTACTATCGATGCTGCTGAGCGCCTCATGAGAAGCATGGAGGTCGCTATCAACAACATGATCGAGGAAATAAAAAAGCCTGTTGATTCTGAGATCAATGGAAGTGCTAGGAAGGCTGAGCTTCAGTCTATTAAGCAGACTGCGATTGACTGCAAGGAGCTCTTGGTCGAGCGCCAGAAGTTGGAGCAGATGATGACGGACCTTACCTTAGGTGAGACTATCACCGATGGTAAAGATTACAACGGTGGATTTGCAGAAAGGTTTAGTAAGAAATGAAAATTAAAGAATGTGACGAGCTCATGATTGAGCTTGAAGAGAACGAGTGCTTATTGGCCGACGGGTTTGAAATGGCATTGATTGGGATCACCACGGGTTCGAACCCAGTGGCTGTTTACGACGTTAATAGGATGGTCGGTATTCTTGTGGAGGTTGAGGACATGCACCCTGACGATGCAATGGAGTACATCGAGTTCAATGTGATTGGTGCTTATGTGGGGGAAAAGACTCCAGTATATATTGACCTGGATTTTCAAAGAGCATGCTCACTACCAAACCACGAAATACCCTTAGGGGTTTAACTGTTTTACCAATCATATTCTCATTGTCTTGTTTGGGACAGTGTGACTTGGAGTTGTTGAGTTTCGATCCTGTACTTGGAACCGTAACAGTATCATTCAACAACACAGAAAACTGTGGTGGCACTGGCGGTCCTGACGGAGTTTCAGAGCTACAGTTTGGATTTCAGGCTGTTGACGAAGACTGCAATGCGATGAATATCGGATGGGACTTCCCGTCTTTTGACTTCCCTCTCAGTGCTACCAGTAACCATCCTGGATGGGTATACAGCGCTACCACTACGGAATCTCCAACTAACTGGACGAACCTGTATGACGAGTCGCTTGTACCCCCGTACTATACTGGGGACACCGTTACATTCCCTATATTCAACTCATACCAGTCGGACTGTGTAAACGGTCCTTTCGCAGGGCAGATGTACTGCAACCTAGAAAACGTCATAACATACTGGTATGCAGAAGGGTATAGTATCCAGGCTGTCATCTGGCAGATCAGCTATGGGCAAACTATGTACGCTTCTGACGGAGGATGGGCTGAGGTTGGGGCGAATGGTGATGGGACCCCGTGGGGGACAGGTCTGTATGAAGACAACAACTTCATGGACAACTGGCTGGTAGTGGGTGACTGCGGAGACCCTGTTCCTGAAGTTATTTATGACACAGTGTATGTAGAGCTGCCTCCAGACACCATTGTGATTACGCAGTACGATACGCTCTACTATCCAGAGATATGTTGGATCTATGATACTGTGTACATAGAGCTTACAGACACAGTCTATCAAACAGACACTGTGTATGTTCCCATAAACTGGTACTTCTATGATACGACATACATCTACATCACCGACACTCTATATAACTATGAGTATGAGGTATTGAATGTAGATTGTGAGACAGGTTTTCCCTGTACGGTTCTTTCATCAAGTTGCCCGATATACATCCCTAATTCTTTCACGCCGAATAATGACGGGGTCAACGATGTGTGGGAGGTCGAGACTATGAACTGCTGGGATTCCTGGGTCCTAAGTGTTTATTCTAGGTCGGGGGTATTAGTTTGGCAGTCTTACTCTCACACTGATATTTGGATGGGTGGTGACGAGTACTATGTTCCAGACGACGTATATGTATACAGGCTTGAGTGCTCCATGCCTGGGGAGTCGTACTTAATTAATGGGCACGTAACTATTTTAAGGTGAGGAGTGTTTGTTTTTTTATGGTCTACCACGATAGACCTGCGTTGACCAAAATGTCGATTGACGACATGTCGTGTGCCATGCAGAGTTTGAATAATGCGGGCATTAACGTAAACGGTGTTGTCATTGGCGACTCATACAACATCGCCAAGTTCTGTGAGAAGCTCGGTATAGAGCATGAGATGTTTGAGAATCAACCCGTAGCAGATAAGTTTACGTATGCATGGTTACGCGCTATACAGAAGAGATGTGACTACATCTGTTGGTATGGGAGTAATAACGTACACCATTCTGGGTACTGGGATGTTGCTATCGAAAAGCTGATGGGCAACAAAGTAGTGACGTTCGGAACGAGAAACTGTGTGATCATGTCTTCGGATGAGTCTCAGGAATGGGGATGTTTGTTTAATCCTACACCAGGGTACCTCATCAGCAGCGGTCAGTTTTTTCTTACGTCGACTCTAATCAATACCGTCAACCTTTTAACTCTGTACGATCCTGATCAGACGTTCAACTTCGATGGGTTGTTGCTAGACAAGCTTACAGATCGGTGGGGTCAAGACATTGTTGAGGTCATTAGTTTCGACGAGGAGGATTGCGTCGACGTAAAGAACGACGTGAACATACACAGCTTCGAGTCTTACATGGCTGTGCCTCAATACGAAAGAGTGAACGTCAAGAAGATAGCGGGCAGGCATCCTTGTTTGTCACACTACCTAAACGGATTTTACAACTGATGCTGGTAGATGTAGAGGGATATGATGAAAAGGCTATTTCAATATGCCCCAATGGTACGTTGGGCGACCACGTCGAGCTCGGTGGGATTCTCATTGTGCTTCCCAAGGCGCCTAAGATCAAGGACATCCTCTACTGCGACTTACCCGTGCAGGATCAATCCTGGAGGAGAATTGATCTTCCCAAAGAACTATCGCGTATTCGCTCTATGGATGAGTGGGCGGAGATGCCGAGGCAGTTCAGAGAAAAGTTTCGTCCATATATCGAGGAGGAATTTCGGCGCAGGCGTGAGGGTGTTTGGTTTTATAACCGAGGTGACGCTACATACATCACTGGTCGTCACTACATGATGCTGCAGTGGTCGGTTCTTGACATAGGGTCGCCGTACTACCTTGATTTTCAAAGAGATATTTTCCTACATTTAGCTGCGTGTGAGGCGGACCCTCGTTGTATTGGACAGCTATATACCAAGTGTCGTAGATCAGGATACACCAACATTTGCTCTTCGGTAATTGTTGACGAAGCTACTCAGGTAAAAGACAAGCTAATAGGGATACAGAGTAAGACGGGTAAGGATGCTCAGGAAAACATCTTCATGAAGAAGGTGGTAACCATGTTCCGTAAATACCCCTTCTTCTTCAAGCCCATTCAAGACGGTACTACTAATCCGCGTATGGAGCTTGCCTTTCGAGAGCCGTCAAAAAAGATTACGAAGAACAACAAGACGACCACTATGGGGGACGCCTTGAATACCGTAATTAACTGGAAGAATACAACCAACAACGCATACGACGGAGAGAAGCTACACTTGCTATACTTAGACGAGGCTGGCAAATGGGAAAAACCAACCGACATAAGAGAAGCCTGGAGGATCGAGAGGACTTGTTTGATCGTCGGTCGGAAGATCGTAGGGAAGGCTATGGTCGGAAGCACCGTAAATCCCATGGGAAAAGGGGGAAGAGAATACAAGGACCTTTGGGTAGATTCGGATCCGACGGACAGGAATGCGAATGGGAGGACTAGGTCAGGTCTCTATCGTCTGTTCATCCCTGCCTACGAATCGCTAGAGGGATTCTTTGACGCCTATGGTCGTGCCGTTGTAAATGACCCTGAGGAAATGGTGCAGGGCATTGATGGGGAGTACATCCACATGGGATCTAAGACGTTCTTGAAGAACGAGAGGGACAGTCTAAAGCATGATGCTTCGGAACTGAATGAGACGATCCGACAGTTCCCGTTTACTGAGGATGAGGCATTTAGGGATAGCATCGAGTCGAGTTTATTTAACATCGGACACATCTACGAACAAGTAGAACATAACGATGCGTTATTTCCAAACCCTGTAGTTTCGGGTCAGTTTTCATGGAAGGGCGGAGTCCAGGATAGTGAGGTTGTATTTACCCCAGATCCAAAGGGTAGGTTCAAAATTGCGTGGATGCCACCTTCCGAGTTGAGAAACAAGAAGGCTAATGAAAGGGGAAAAAGAGTCGCGCCTAATACTCATCTTGGTTGTGGCGGCGTGGATAGCTATGATCTCGATGCTACTGTGGATGGCAGGGGATCCAAGGGTGCGCTCCATTTGTACAACAAGTTCAATATGGAAGTACCTGCTAACATGTTTGTTCTTGAGTACGCTTCCCGTCCGCCGCTGGCTTCGATTTTTTACGAAGACGTTCTCATGGCGGCGGTCTTCTATGGGTACCCACTTTTGATTGAGAACAACAAGTATGGAATTGCTCGATACTTTGAGCAGAGGGGATATGATGGGTATTTGATGGACAGACCTAAACACTTGATCAGTAGTAGTCAGAAGGTTAAGGTCAAGACCAAGGGTATCCCATCTAACTCGGTAGATGTTATTCAGTCACATGCACAGGCCATTGAGGCTTACATCCACCAGCACGTAGGAATAAACAGAGATACTGGGGAGATTGGGAGCATGTACTTCAATCGAACTTTAGAAGATTGGATTGGATACGACATCAACAACAGGACTCGTTTTGACCTCACGATTAGTTCTGGTCTAGCGTTATTGGCTGCCCAGAAAGTGAAGCCTAAGGAAGTCGCTTCGTTCGACGAGAAGGTGTTCTTTCGTCGCTACAAACTGCGAGGCTGATTTGATTATATTTGTGGGATAAGTAATGTCCCCGCATGTATAACAATAGAACCGATTCTGCAGGGGGGTTCCCAGATCCACTAGCCTCGCAGGAAACAAAACTCTCTAAAGAGTATGGCCTTCAGTATGCTAAGGCTATTGAGGGACAATGGGGAAACGGACAGGACAACATGTCTACGTTCGGCGGTCGTAAGAACACCTTTATTCGTAATAGAGATTACGCCAACGGAACTCAAGACACCACCATTTACAAGCAGTTGCTAAATCAGGCCGATCCTAATTCGGGTGACGGCAGCTTGATGAACTTGGACTTTACTGCGGTGCCAATCCTCCCGAAGTTTGTTCGGATTGTGGTAAATAAGATCCTTTCTAGAAACCCATACCCCAACATTGAGGCTACGGATCCGCTGTCTTCCAGCGAGAAAAACGTACAGAAAAACATTCAGCGTAATCAAGTAAAGCTGCGCAAGGAGTTGCTTGAAATGCAAGAGATGTTGGGTCGCCCCATGGCTGGCATCGATGCAAATCAGATTCCAGAAACGGAGGAAGAGGTAGAGATCTTGATGGACACCAACATCAAGACTGATGCAGAGATTGCTGCTCAGGTTGCCACAGACATGACCTTGTCATGGGCGAACTTCGAAGACGGTACCTTTCGCCGATGCGTTAATGACCTTGCGGCATTAGGGATTGCCGTTGTCAAAAGAAAAAATGATCCGAACTATGGGATTGACATTGAATATGTCGACCCCGTAAATTTTGTTCATAGCTATACGGATGACCCAGGTTTCGAAGACTTGATTTATGCTGGGTGTGTTCGAGAGATTCCTTTGCACGAGCTGAAGCGTCTTGCGGGTGACGAGCTCACAGACGAAGACCTGAAGAAGATTTCTAAGAAGGCTCGGAGAAGCACATCTAACAGATACCCTAACAAACCGTATGCTACTGCTGGACCTGAGAAGGAGCAGTATTCAGGGTATGTGGTTCAAGTACTGGATTTCGAGTTTCTTTCTGTAGACACCATGTACTTTGAGGAGAAGGGGAACAAGTACGGGAACACAAACTTCTTTTACGAGGGTTTTGAGTACAAGGAGCGCAAGGGTAGCGTTTATGATCGCACTCCTCACACGATGGATATTGAGTGTGTGTACGAGGGCATGTACATTATCGGTACAGAGCACCTGATTAACTACAGGAAGCAATACAACACACCGAAGAACATGCACGACATCAGCCGTGCATCTCTCTCTTTCTCTGTGATCGCGACTAACATGGTCGCGAACATGCCGAAGTCCATGGTGGACAGCTGTATCGGTTTTGCTGATATGCTTCAGCTCACACACCTGAAGCTACAGCAGGCGATCGCCAAGGCTAAACCTGATGGTTTGATCATCGACATCGAGGGGTTGGAGAATGTTCAGCTGGGCAAGTCTGGGGAGTTGCAGCCGTTGGACCTGCACGATATCTACGAGCAGACGGGTGTCTTCTATTACAGAAGTAAGAATCCAGAAGGTGGATTCCAGAACCCACCAGTCCGTGAGATCGGAAACAGTATCCGTAACATCAACGAGCTGATTGGACTATACAATCACTACCTCCGTATGATTCGTGACACTACGGGCATTAATGAGGTGGTAGATGCATCTACGCCCAAGGGTGATGCGCTTGTGGGGGTTCAGCAGCAGGCCATTGCTGCGAGCAACAACGCTACGTTCGATATTACCAATGCGGCCATGTTGCTGTACAAGAAGGTGTGTCAGGATGTGGTGAAGTGTGTCCAGATCCTTCCGACGGAAAGCGTTATTTACAGAGCGTATGAGAACGCTATTGGAAAGACTAACATGTCTGTCCTGGCTTCGTTTTCGCAGCTTCCTATGTACAACTTCGGAGTTAAAGTACTGAAGGACATGGAGGACAAGGACCAGCAACTTCTTGAGCAGAGCATTCAGATTGCTTTGAGTCAGAAAGAAATTGACCTGGAGGATGCCATGGCTATCCGAAACATCAAAGACGTTACTCAAGCAGAGCGTCTACTAGTTGTCCGTCGTAAGAAGAGACTTGAAGTGGCACAGCAACAGGCGTTGCAAAACTCTCAGATGCAGGCTCAACAGGCACAGCAAGCTGCGGAGTCTGCTGCTCAGTCTAGGGTTCAGGAGGTTCAGTTGAAGGCACAGGCAGACGCTAAGCTAATTGAGCTAAAGACTCAAAGTCAGCTGGCTATCCTTCAGGCTGAGCATCAAATGAACAAGGAGATAGAGATGATGAAGATTCAAAAGGTGCAATCTGAAAAGCAGCTAGAGTTTAATCAGAGGAGTGAGATCGAATCTCAAAAGGATAATAGGAAAGACGACCGCGTGAAAAAGCAGGCGGTTGAGCAAAGCAAACTAATCTCGCAGAGAACTGGCAAGCGTCCAGAACTTCAAGAAGAAAAGAGGTCTAACGTTCTCGAGATGTTAAACCAGATGAGACAGAATGGCTAAAGTAAATCTTGATATTGCAGACAGGCTGGATATTACCTGTCGCCAGGGAGACACTTTTGAATTGACGTTGACACTAAAGGACAGTGACGGTACGGGACTCCCATTGTCTACCGATCAATACACCTTCTTGATGCAGGTCAGGGCGTCTAGTTCGGTTTCTAGGATACCCGAAAACTTAGACGGTAAAAGTGAGGGCATTGTTATTGGAAGTGTAGAGCTGGGGAAGAAAGGTCCTGTGAACTTTACGTTCAATAACATTGATGACAATGGCAATGTAACGTTGTTCTTGTCTGCCTCTGACATGGCCAAGGTCCCCCCAGGTAGATATAAGTATGACTTTCAGTACAAAGTCAATGACACACAGAAGACTGTGTTAGAGGGGTCATTCAAGATTAATGCTGACATATCTAAAGTGATTTGATTTATGTCTACAGACATTACGGTTTCTGATGGCACTTCAATCACGGTAAACGCCCCTTCCCAGTCATCAATCACAGTATCGGCGACTACTGATAGTGCTGTCACTGTATCTGGTAAGGGCTCGAAAGGGGATAAGGGCGCAACAGGGGCTACTGGCGTTACTGGCGCCACTGGTGCCACTGGTGCCACTGGTGCCACAGGACCCACAGGTCCGACTGGTGCAGACTCTAATGTAGCGGGACCCACAGGCCCGACTGGTCCAACGGGAGCGGCAGGTACTAATGGCACCAATGGTACTGACGGAGCGGACGGCGCCACAGGACCCACGGGCCCAACTGGCGCGGCTGGTGCTGCTGGTAGCGATGGCGCTACAGGTCCGACTGGACCCACGGGAGCCGCAGGTACAAACGGTACTAATGGCACTGACGGCGCTACAGGCCCAACAGGCCCGACGGGACCCACTGGTGCTGCGGGATCCAATGGAACAAACGGTACTGATGGCGCTACTGGTCCTACTGGTCCGACTGGCGCTGCGGGTACGAATGGTACGAATGGCACGAACGGGACCGACGGAGCCACGGGCCCGACAGGTCCCACTGGTCCTACTGGCGCGGCTGGGACAAACGGCACTAACGGCACTAATGGTGCAGACGGTGCAACAGGACCTACGGGACCTACTGGTCCTACTGGGGCTGCTGGTACCAACGGAACCAATGGAACGAATGGATCAGATGGGGCTACAGGTCCGACAGGACCCACGGGCCCGACGGGTGCAGCGGGGACAAATGGTACTAATGGCTCTGA